CGCGGGCGTGTTGGCGGAAACAGCCGCCGTCAACGCCGAGGCGTTCTGTTGCATCGTGGAAACCAGCGCAGCCAACGCCGTGGGGTCCACGGTGTCTCCGCTCTGGGCGATAAGGGTTGTGATTTGACTGGCCAGCCCGGTAATCAGCGCTTGTACCGATTGGTCAACCGTGGTTTCGTTCGCAACTGCCTGTTGCAGTCCGCTAATGTCCAACATGATGGTTCCTATCTCCTTTGTTTGAGCCTGTAAGGCCGACTCGATCCGAGCGAGCGATTCGAGTACCTTCCGCTCGAAGTGAAAATCCATGCCCGCCTCCTGTCGCCTTCATCGTATACCCTAGCGGGGCTCGCGGCAAGGTGCGATATTGCACAGCGGGCATATTTCGCACCCGCGCGCTGTGTTCAGAGCTTGGAGGCGATCTCCGCAGGATTCAGGCCCATCGCCACGTAACTCCGCACGCGGTCTTTGCACGCCTCCCACCCCGACCGATATCCCTGCGCGCGCAGCAGCGTTTCCATTTTTTCGCGCCGAGAAGCCTGATAATCGTTCTGGCATTCTAGGCACCACGTATGCCCAGGACCGGGCATCCTGAATTTACATTTAGCGCAGAGCATCCGAATCTTTGTAACCAAAAACCGTGACAAACCAACCATAACACGAATATTATCATCGCAGGATGCCTCTTTCTGAAGGCTGGAAAATCCTGGCGCTCAAGCTCCAAGAGGCCAGTATCGGTTTGACGCACGGGAATGTCCGCGACCGCCTCTCCGACGCCGTGCATGACGCGGTAGGCGAAGGCAATTACGGCCATTACATCGACCATTCCGGCGACGGCGAGACCGGCGACTGCATCTACGGTTGCAACGGCGAGACGTTCTCCGCTCCTTACACCCTGGCCGACGTAGGCGGCAAGTCCCACGCCTCGATTGACCACGAAAACCGCACCCCAGTAGTTCCCCACGTTTCCTACCACCCCAAAGCCACCGAAGACGACCACTACACGGCCATGGAAGCCGCCGAGCTTTACCAGCCGGGCAGCGCCCGCATCGTGGAGCGGTTCATCTCCAAGGACGAGCGCGATAAGGCGGATGGCGGAGATTTCGCCGGCAAGGGCAAGTCGTTCCCGATTCTGAAGCCGGAAGACGTGGGCGCCGCAGTCCACGCCATGGGGCGCGCCGGGTCCAAGAATTACGGCATGTCTGGACTGAAATCGCGCATCGTGTCGATTGCCAAGAAAAAGGGCTGGACCTCGCATCTGCCGAAGTCCTGGCAGGATGGCGCGGAAGAGTGCGACATGGCGGCGGCGGCCCGCGAGATCGAAATCACGGGCGACATGGTTCCGTTGCGTGAGGGCGCGGTCGGGCAGGATGGCACGGCGTACCTCAAGCTAATTTCTCCCGGACGCGGCACGAGCGGGTACTACCCCGCCGAAGTGTTGGAACGCGATGGCCCCAAAGTTTTTCCCGCAGGCACGAAGAACTTCTGGAACCATCAAACCGATGCGGAGGAAGCGGCCCGGCCGGAAGGCGATCTGCGAGACCTCGCCAGCGTGCTCACCGAGGATGCTCACTTCGAGCACAACGGGCCCACCGGTCCCGGACTCTACGCCAAGGCTAAGGTGTTCGAGCAATTCCGCCAGCCAGTTGACGACCTCGCCAAGCACATCGGCATGTCCATTCGCGCCAGCGGGAAGGCGCGGGAAGGCACCGCCCCGGACGGCAAGCGCGGCCAAATCATCCAAGCGCTGACCCGCGGACAGAGCGTGGATTACGTGACCACGCCTGGCGCGGGCGGCCAGATTTTGCAGTTATTCGAGGCGGCCAGAAGCCGCCGTGAGGAAGGAGGGGCCGACGATATGACGGAAGCCCAATTACGAGAAGTGACAGACCTGAAATCGACGGTCCGTAAACTCACCGAACGCCTGGCGAAGCCGGACGCCCAGAACGTCATCGGCCAGTACTTCGAGGCCGTATACGTCTCCGAATCAGTCAAACGCTGGGTGACGAAGCACCTGCTGGAACGCCCGATTCCGCTGACTGGAGCGGGCGATGTGGATGCCGAAAAGCTCACGAAACTGGCGGAAGCGGCCACCATCGAAGCGTGCGAGTTGACCGGCGCCGGCAAGCCGATTGCCATGGGCAGCGCTGGCACCCCACTGACCGAGGCGCAGCAGAAAGCGCACGAGGAAGGCTGGCGCGCCGAGTACGACTCGACCCTGGAATCCCTTGCGGGATTCGTGATGGGAGAGGCGCAGGACGGCGCGGATAAGGCCGAGCGCAAGAAATTCAAGCGCCTGCACGAGGCGTTCAAGCAAGGGAGGGCCGCCTAATGGCCGTCAACCAAGTTCTCGAACAGGGGGGCGCGCAACCGCTTCAGGTTGCCGTCACGCCTTCGCTCACGCTTCAGGCCGGAACGCCGGTTATGGTCGGCCAACTGGCCGGCGTTACGATGACCAGCAACCCGCCGATGCTTCAGCCCGGCACGCTGGCCCCGCTCATGCTGCCGAGCACCGGATTTGTCACGATCCTGCTGGCGGGCGTGTTTATGCTCACCGTCACAGCCAAAAGTGCGCTCAGCCCGAGCACCGGCAGCGCGGTGAATCCAGGCGATTTGCTGTATGTTGACGGTGGAACAACGACTACCGATGGCTCCAACTTGACGTACAACTTCACGCTCGACAAAAACAGTTCGGCGACGATGGGGAACGCAGTGGGAGCACCGACCGGAGTGAAATTCGGCAGCGCCGTGAGCGTCGGGGGCGCGGCCGGCCCGCTTCTGGCCAGCAACGCGACCGGCATCATTGCCGTTCGCCTCAAGGAGGCTGCGTAACATGATCGGCTTTACCGATATCCTCAAGAACTTCGGCGACTTCGCCACGGGCGCTCGTAGCATTCAGCCGCACGTCCAAGCGATCACCTATCCCGGCCAGTCCGGGGCGCAGTACCACGCGGCCGACATGCGGGAGGGTTTGTACAGGCCCTATACCAACATCCCCAACGATGTCGTACCGGATCGCCGGTTCATGGCAGAGCCGGGAATGGTACCCGTCAAGAATTTTTCCGCCCAGGACCCGCGGCGCCGCCTGTACGAACGCGATCTGTACGAAGCCTCCAAGTTGCTCACCAAGGCTTTCAACGGCGATGCGTTCGCGCGGTTGATGGTCAAAGAGGCGATGTACGGAAGATTCCGCGAGGCGCTGGCCATCTCGGACTTTCCAAACCTGTTCGGCGACGTGATCGACCGCGCCGTCATCGCCAATTACCGCGAGACGCCGTACACCTGGAACATGATCGCCGCGCATTCCGACGTGGCCGACTTCCGCCAGGTCAAGCGGTTCCGCGTGGACTACGGCACGGCACCCAACACCACGCCTATCGGGCTTGGCGCGCCGTATCCCGAAGACAAGATTTCAGATTCGGCCCAGCAGGCCGGGACCTACGTGCCCCCCGGCGCGGCGCAGGGAGTAGGGTACTACGCCTACAACCTCCAGAAGTACGGCAAGCGGATGCCGTTCTACTGGGAGACGTTCATCAACGACGACCTCAATGCGATCAAAGATGTGCCGGCTCGATTCGGGCGCGGTATGCGCCGCGGCGAAGAGTACTTCGTGACCTCGCTTTTCGCCAGCAACACCAATTTCTTCAACACGGCGAACTTCAAAAACATCGTGAGCGCGGCCAACTCGCCAGGCAATGTGTACACGGCGAACAACCCGCCGCTGTCGATTACCGCGCTGGCACAGGCGATGGTGGTCATGTCCCTTCAGCGCGACCTGGACGGCCAGCCCATCGACATCGAGGCCGTGACGCTGGTGGTTCCCCCGGCCCTCAAGGTGGCCGCACAAAACATCCTGAACGCGGATTATTTCTTTGCCAACGACCAGGGTGGCACCACGATCCAGGATGGCTCTGGCGCGACCGCGAACCTGACCTCCGGGCAGCGGCTCAACGTCGCCAACTGGGCGCGCAATATCGTGAAACTGGCGGTGAACTACTACCTGCCCATCGTGGACACGACCTACGGGAATCAGGCCTGGTACCTGTTCTCCGAT